CTTTGATAATTTCTTCAATATCTCTACTTCCTAGTCTTATCTTGATAGACGTATTCTTGTCTTGTATGTCAAGATTGACTTTTCCATAGCTTGAATTTAGTCTCAGATGTTGAACATCTACTTTGATTTTATTATTTAACATAATTAATCTTCTTTCTTGTTTCTAAAATTTAAGACATATTTATAAAAATCTCTATCAAAAGGATCTGTTTTTTTGTCTTTAATTTTTTCTGTTATTTCTTCAGTAGTCTTTTTGTTAATTCTGTCTAATTTACGAAACCAATACTCTGATCTATAAATATAACTGTTAATTTTAACAAATTTACCTTTTTTGTCTTTTGTAGTAATTTGATCACTTAGTAACATAATTAATCTTCTTTCTGTTAATCTTACTATATCTTATAATGATATATCACTAATAAGACAACACTAAAAAGAAATTAATTCAATCTTTTTTGTTCTCATTTTGTTCTGGGGAATTATATTAAAAAAGAGACAACTGATATACAGTCATCTCTTAATAATACACTAGATAGATAAACTACTTACTTAACTCTGTAATGTGTTCATTGATAGTGTTTCTGACACTTGAAAGAATAGAAATCAATATTTGATGATCAGTAAGTTCTTTTATACTTAAACTATATTTAGAAGCAAAAACATTGACTTCATGATCTTCTAAATCTTTTCTATATTGATCAACAATATCTTTCAAAGTAAAGCTTTCACTTCTAGCTTTAGGAAATCCTAGAGCATCAAAGATATGTATTTCAAATGTATTCTTCTTCTTTTCTACAGTAGATAACATAATAATTCCTTTTGTTAATGTTTCTTCTTATATCATATAATGATAAAGATAATCTATTACAAGTATAAAGACGTTTAAATGATCAAATTGTTTCAATAATCAATGAAATAAGTGAAATAAGTGAAGAATATCACTAAAAATAAGAAATTTTTAGCACAAAAGACATATAAAAGAGCTTGAAAGAGCTTGAATTGTGTTGTTTTGGTTTTAGTTTGAACTTAAACTGACAATAATAGAAGAAAAGATCATGAACTCTTACAGCTTTGAACAAATAAGAACAAAAGGGGAACGAATACAGTTTAGAATCATTCTAAATTTGTAAAGTCTTTACTTTTTTACAAATTATCTGTAAATCTGTAAACTATGTAAAGAAAGTGGGAACACCCCTTCTGGCTGTAGAGATGTCGATCCAACCCATACAATAACTACACCCAGTCTGAATATAGCCTTTTAAAAGCTTAAATTTACGTGTAGAGAGATAAAAGATGAATAATTGGATGAATGTACTGTTAAGTCAGAAAACGAACTCATTTGAGAGTTATATAACAAAAAGAGAGAGGGAAAAGAAGATGGATGAAAAGTGTACAGTCTGTGGGGCGGAATCAAAAGAGGACTGTAAATGTCCAGATGACTGTCCTAGTTGTGGGGCCTAGATGAGAAAGTCAAACCCAGTAGCTAAGAACTTGAGAACACCAATGTTTAGATCAAAGGTGATTCCAGACAAGAAAAGGGCAAACCCGAGAACAACAAAATACAACAATTTCAAGAATCATTTCGCCAAGAACATCTTGGGACTTGACGAGCCTGAAGCTCCAACGAATAGTGAGAGTGGACGTGGTGTCGTAAAGGAACGAGAAGTCGCGAGCATTTGGAGAGTGTTGAACAGGAACAAGAGTGGAAATAACGATACCATACAAACCAAGGGAACATCAGAAGATAATTCATGACAACCTGAAAAGGTGGAACGTTCTTGTCGCACACCGTAGGTTTGGAAAAACCTGCCTTGTTCTTAATGAACTGATAAGAAAATGCATGACGAATACTCTGTCAAGCCCAAAATACGGCTATATCGCGCCAACCTATCGGATGGCGAAACAAACAGCCTGGAGCTATCTCATGGAGTACACAGGAACCATCCCCAATGTACACTATCATGAAACAGAATTAAGAGTTGATCTTCCTGGAAAGAGAAGAATCCAATGCTTCGGAGCAGACGCATATCAGAATCTACGTGGCATGCGATTCGATGGAATCGTGGTGGACGAGATCGCGATGATGCCCCCAGCAATCTGGGAGGTTCTACGCCCCGCTCTGTCTGACAGAAAGGGATGGCTGATAGCAATTGGAACTCCAGCAGGCCATAACGCGTTCTTTGATCTTTTTGAAAACGCACGTACATCAAAGGATTGGTATTCCTCTGTATTCAAGGCGAGTGATACGAAAATCATAGATGAGGAGGAGTTAGAAGCCTCAAAGGCTTTGATGTCTCCAGAACAGTATGAGCAGGAGTTTGAATGCTCCTTTGACGCAGGCGTTCTTGGAGGTGTCTATACCCGCGCAATGTCGGATATTACCGACAAGGGCCAGATTACGCAAATCGAGTATGATCCACAGTATCAAGTCAACACGTATTGGGACTTGGGCATTGGGGACGCAACAGCAATTTGGTTTGCACAGAATGTGGGAAATCGCATTCATCTGATTGAATACTATGAAAACTCAGGCCAGAGCTTGGAGCATTATGTCAAGTATCTCGCGAGCAAGGATTTCAAGTATGACAATCACTACGGACCTCATGATTTAAAAGTGAGGGAATTGGGATCAGGGCAAAGCAGAGTGGAGATTGCAAACAATCTTGGACTCTATTTTACCATTGTTCCAAAGCTGAGTATCGAGGATGGCATCAACGCAGCACGCATGATATTGCCACGTTGCTACTTTGACAAGGAAAAATGCAAACTAGGACTCGAGGCATTACGCCAATACGCCTGGGAACGGAACGACAGAACAGGGCACATTCAGAACAAGCCAAAGCATACGTGGGCATCTCATGGCGCCGACGCGTTTCGCTATCTCGCAGTAGGGCTGAATCAGTCCACTCAGTTTGCAAGTAACATAAAATATCCAAAGATGGGAATAGTATGACGGCAGGAAGACCAGAAATATATAGTGAGGAATTAGTGGAGAAAATCTGCGATCGCCTCGCTTGTGGTGAAGCAATACGATCCATTACATCCGACAAAGCTATGCCCAGTTGGGAAACAATACGAACATGGAACAAGACAAAGCAGGGATTTCAGGAAAAGTACAGTAGAGCAAAACAGGAGGGCATTGAGTATATACTCTCCGACAATCGAAAAAAGGCTCTTGATACGTATGAACGCTCCAAACAGCGTGGACGTGTAGGGCTAGAGGAAACTCATGCACTTAAACTTCTGATGCACGATGCACATTGGACGGCAAGTAAGCTCGTGCCAAAAGTGTATGGAGACAGACAACAACAAGAACTCGTAGGGGCTGATGGTCAGCCTTTAGTAATAAGATGGGAGAAATAATGGGAACATCAAGCGGAAAAAAATATCATGGAAGATTGAGATTTGGACCAGGTTCTGAACGCAGCAAGTACAGAGTAGCTGGATATGATGCGACTATCAATCGTATGGATGCGGAAGCACAACCAAACGACAAAAGAAAATATACAGCCGTGCCAAGTGAACCAAAAGTTTGGGCAACAACCAAAAATCTAACTCGTGGTAAAATATTTGATCCAGACAGGATACACGCTAAAATCTGGGGAAAAGCTTAATAAATCATGGCAAAAATGCGAGATTCAGAGATACTCGCTTTGCTCGGTCAACAACTCGATCAATCACTAGGATATCTATCAGGCAAAATTCCACAGGAACGTAGAGCTGCCTTTAAATACTATCTTGGAGAACCATACGGTAACGAAGTTGAAGGTCGATCACAAGTAGTATCCCAAGACGTACTAGAAGTGATTGAAAGCATTTTACCGTCTTTGCTACGCATTTTCACTGCTGGAGAGCAGATCGTAAGATTTGAACCCAAGGGACCAGAGGATCAGCAGGTTGCAGATCAGTGCACCGATTATGTGAACTATGTCTTTATGAAGGACAATCCAGGTTTTCTCATTTTATATAATTTATTCAAGGATGCTCTTTTACAGAAAAATGGTTTCGTCAAACATTTTTGGCTGGAAGAAGAAAAGAAAATAGAAGAAGAATATCAACAACTTACAGACGTTGAATTTCAAGCCTTACAAATTGATGATGAGGTGAGTATAGACGAACATGACGAGGAAGAGGTAGAGACAGACATAGGCATAGAATTTATTCACAATGTCAAGATTACACGGACAAAGAAGGTAGGTCGAGTAAAAGTTGATAGTGTTGCTCCAGAGGATGTGTATGTTGCACG